AAAATCACTTCGGTGGAAATACAGAGGCCCCGTCTTCTCTTATCAATAGGCGATGTCTATAATGGACCAGTTCCACTATAGATAATGAGGAACCGATAGATGAGTGATAGAATTGATCTACATAATATTCTGAAAGCAATCCTCGAATCTAGTAATGTATATTTTCAACCGCCAGAAAGTATCAAGATGCAATATCCATGCATTGTATATCAGAAGAATAAAATGGATATAAAAAAGGCAGATGATAAAGTATATTATCATACAAATGGATACATGATTACAGTCATAGATCCAAATCCGGATAGTTATATTCCGGAACGTCTTCTCGAGTTACAAATGTGTACTTTTGATAGACAGTTTACAGCAAATAATCTATATCATACAACATTTAACATTTATTATTAAGGAGGACCCCTAAATGACTAAACTTCTTTGGGATCAGACTGCCGAACGTCTCTATGAGACTGGTGTAAAACAGGGTGTAGTATACCCACAAGTCAGTGGCGCGTATCCTCTTGGGCATGCTTGGAATGGTTTAACCGCCGTTACTGAAAGCCCAAGTGGTGCTGAAGCCAGTCCCCTGTATGCCGATGATATCAAGTATCTCAATCTTATTTCTGCCGAAGAATATGGTTCAACGATCGAGGCCTACACATATCCTGATGAATTTGCTGATTGTGATGGTTCTTCCGAAGTTGCAGCTGGTGTTCGTATTGGTCAACAGCCACGTAAACCTTTCGGTTTTTGCTACAAAACCGCTCTTGGTAATGATGTTGATTATACTGATTTCGGGTACAAACTGCATCTTGTTTATGGAGCAATGGCTGCTCCTTCTGAGAAAGCCTTTGCAACCGTCAACGACTCTCCCGAAGCAATTACCTTCTCTTGGGAAGTTACCACGACCCCTGTTGCCGTCACTGGTTTTAAACCGACAGCATCTTTGGTTATTGATTCGACAAAAGTTGACCCTGCAAAACTGGCAACTCTGGAAGATATTCTTTATGGTACGGCTGTTGCCAATCCATATTTGCCTCTTCCTGATGCCGTTGCTACTATCTTTGCTGAAGCTGCACCTGGTGCTCTTGCTTTGTCTTCGATCGTTCCAGATGATGATGATGTTGATATCGCTATTACAGCTAACATCGTTCTCACTTTCAATAACAAGATTGCTTCCGAAGCAATCATCGTTACTGATGATATCGGCGGAATTGTTGCTGGCGCTAAGACCTGGGATATTGCTGGTAAGATTCTTACCTTCAATCCGACGGCAAATCTGACTAACAGCACCTTGTATATTGTTACCGTTGGTGGCGTAGTCGACATCTACAACCAGTCTCTGACTGCAGTAGTTAAGAACTTCACGACCATTGCTTAATTAAACTGATGGAGCTCTCTGAAATATGGGAGCTCCTTCTTCAACCTTGAAAGGAGATAACTATGCTTAAAAAGACAATCAAATACATAGACTTCGATGGGCTTGAACGTACTGAGGACTTCTACTTCAATCTATCAAAAGCAGAAGTTCTTGAGATGGAAATGGGCGTCACAGGTGGCATGGTCAAAATGCTCAACAAAATTGTTGCTGAGCAGGATAGTGCTAAGATCGTTGAAAGATTTAAAGAATTGATTCTGAAGTCTTATGGTGAAAAGTCACCAGATGGTAAGCGATTTATTAAATCTAAAGAACTGGCTGATGCTTTCTCGCAAACCGAAGCATACAGTGAACTGTTTATGGAACTTGCTACCAACACCGAGGCTGCGACAGCATTTGTAAATGGTATAGTTCCACAACAGAAATAATCCGAGAGGAGACGACAAGAGAGTGTTACAACTGGAGATACCAGCACGTGAATTTTTTGATGAGGATGCCTCATCATTTATAGTATACACAAAAGAGTCTCTACAAGTTGAGCATTCTCTTGTCTCCCTTTCAAAATGGGAGTCCAAATGGTGTAAACCGTTTCTTAGTAAAACTGAGAAAACATCAGAAGAAATGCTTGACTATATTCGATGCATGACAATCACTCAACATGTTCGACCTGAGACATATTCTTTCCTACCACAATCTATTTTTAACACGATTGATCAATATATTAATCAATCAATGACTGCTACATGGTTTCATGAAGATAAGAATGCTCCTAAAAGTAGGGAAGTAATTACTTCTGAACTAATTTATTACTGGATGATTGCGCATAGTATTCCTTTCGAGTGTCAAAAGTGGCATCTTAATCGCTTACTTACTTTAATACGTGTATGTAATATTAAGAATCAACCACCAAAGAAGCAAGGTCGAAAAGAAATGATGGCTAATAGAAGTGCGCTTAATCAAGCTAGAAAAGCCCAATATCAGACGAAAGGATAAGACGCAATGATTATTGACATCTCGCATCATCAAAAAGATTTTCCCTTTGATAAGGCAAAAGCTGAAGTGGATTTTTGGATTGTCCGTGCTACTCATGGTACTGATAGTATTGATCGTGAGTGGGTGGATAATGTTGCATGGCTCAAAGCGCATCCAGATGAGAAATTTGCCGTTTATGGTTATTACTATTATGGTGACTATGACAATCATCGTCTCGAAACAGATAATCTTATCAATAGAGTTAAAGACGTAATAACCTTCACAAATTTCACAAAAATCGTATTTCTTGACTTTGAACATACAAAAGATGTTGGAAAAGAACGACCATTATCAACTGTTGATAGAGAGATAGCTACAACTTGGCTCCTTGAGGATTATAGACTTCTTAAATCTCTATATTTAATCCCTGGAGTCTATGCTAGTAGAGAATGGCTCAAACATAAACTCTGCCCTAATCGATTTGCCGTTGACATGGTTGTGTGGGTTGCTGATTATTCAGGAATTCCACTTAAAACATCATACCCATATAGATATGATTTGCATCAGTATTCAAGTATAGGTTCTTTGAAAAGCACTTCGGCTTTTTCTGGAGCTCTTGATATGGATGCCTTAAATCCTAATACCAAATTTACTGTACTACAGAATCTAATGACTAAGCCACTTCTTAGATATCGTCGAGGAGATAGTTCTGAACAAGTTGGCGAAATCCAAATAATTCTTAAAACTAAGGGTTACTCTACATATACAAATATTACAAATTATTTTGGACCAATAACTGAGAAAGCTGTTAAGAAATTTCAGAGGGTTCATAATCTAACAATTGATGGAATTGTTGGACCAATAACCTGGTTGGCTCTTCATACATAAGATGGTCTGGCTAAGATATAGTTGGCCGTGTCCGTATAATCCTAAATATCAGTGTATCGCTGCAACTATTGATGGCAAATGTGAGGATATTAGACTTATTAGATGTCCCTATCATCCAATTAAAAACGATGTTAAATTATTGAAAGAGGTAGAAATATGATGACTGAAACATTTAGAAATGCACTCTTAACCTATGGTGGCACACTGATCACACACATTGGTCTTGTTATTGTTAATGGTACTGAAATCTCTGGTGGTTCTCCTGCTTACGCTCGTAAAGCAGTAACCTGGGATACCGCTGCAGGTGGCATTATGCGCCCAACTGTTGACTTGACATTTGATATTCCTGCTAGTACAACAGTTGCTGGTTGGCGTGGATTCACTGCACTTACCAATGGTACAAACCATGGTGGACAAGACCTTACAAATGAGATATTTGCTGGCCAGGGACAATATAAACTATTGGCAGCATCGACTGGTATTCTGGCAAGCGACCCAGTTTAATAGTTGAGGAGGCTAGTGTTAATTATATTTAAGGGATGAGGTGGTCCGGTGGCTACAAGTGTAAAATTTCCGCTGTCCGCCGGTACAGGCTGGACAAATCCAACGAATGCTTTAACCGATAATGAAGTATATGCAACACTAGCCTTTCCAAAAACTACTCCAGTCTATAATCATTTCTATAATTTCGATTTTCAGATCCCCACGAATGCTGTAATCAATTCAGTTACCATCGAATGTCAGTATAAAGTATCAACGACAAGTTCCATTGCTCGTATGCGCTTGGCGTCATGTATAGGAACAACCTTACGTGGTACCGAATTAGTTGATCTAGCAGAACCACTATCAGATGCAATTATATCTACAGCTTTAACTGGTACTTGGACTGCTGCAGAACTTAATAGCAATCTTGCGAGTGGGTTCCAGATTAGAATTGGTGGCGACCGTTCAAGTAGTAATACGGCAGTCACTGGCTCTGTTGACTATGTTAAGGCCACTGTAGTCTACAGTGTCATTATTGAAGGCGGATCATCCGTAATAGTTACGGTATCGAGTCAAGCTGGCGGACAGTCTATTAAGTCCTCTGGCGC